ATCGACAGCAGCAACGCCGAAGGTTTGGCGAACCTTGTATTTGTAAGTGTCAGTGTTGAAGTCCCATTCGTTCTCAAGAACCGGCGACTCTTCACCTTGCAGGAACGATACCTCGACAGTATCGACCGAAGCGTAGTCAGCAGCCATAAACCAGCCGGTCGTGCTATAGGCTTCCAGCACAGGCTCGACGATGACCTGAAGCGGACGTGAGCCGTTCGGGCCGTAGATATTCAAACTGTTGGAGTTACCAGCAGCCGAGCCGCCAGCGCCGGGGTCAGCAAGCGAGCCGACAAGCTGAAGCGCTCCAGCCGAAACGCTAATCGGCACAATCAAGAACCGAGGCGTTACGTTGATAATCGCATCGCTGGTCAAGCCCTTCTGCTTCATCATCGCCGTGAAAGCGGTATTCAGCGTCGAGACCGATGGAGCAGCCGAAGCGTTGGCATAATTGCTGCCTGAAGCGTGCGAAGCTGAGAACAGGCTGAAGCCATCGCCCATCGTCGGGTTGCTGGTTAGCACGTTATAGACAACCTTGTTCACCTTGCGGCGAGCGGCGTTGCCGTGCATTGCAGGAATCCGCGAGATAGCATCGAGGTCGTCGTTGACGACCGTCTCCCAGCTCACGGTAAAAATCGCACCGTACTTCTCGACCTTATAGCTTTCCTTGCTGTCAGTCATTACGCCTTGCTTGTAAGGCTTTGACTCAGGAACAACTTCAAGGTCAGGAGCTTCAGAAAAACGAATTCGATTGATTGCCTTAAAATCGGCAACAGCCGGCGCCGTTCGAGTCCAAAGCTGATAAGTCGTCGGAGCTTCTTCGTATGCAGTCAACAAGGTTTTGTTGGCGGCATCGAGCAGCAGGTTTGAAAACGTGCCGGTCGTATGATAGGCCGAACGCTCGATATTGAACCGGCTGCAAACGCTCGGCGAGCCAAGAGCAGCAAGAGCAATATCCCGATTGCTCATGCGGTCAGTGTTGACTCCCTGACGCTGCAAAATCTTTTCTGCCATTCGCATCAGGCCAAAATGCTTGAACTCTTCCGAGCCCTCGGCAGGCTTGCCGCCAGCAAACGGACTTGTACGCAGGCCAGCGCCACGAAACGCGCGGCTAATCAAACCATCGCGAATCGCTTCGTTAAACTTGTCATCAGAGCTGCGGGTCACTTCGATGCGCTCGCGCCCCGAAGAAGCTCCCAACGGTTGGTTGGTCATAAGAACTTTCTCCAAAATCTGGGTTCGAGCAATATCTAAAGAGACGCCAGTGTCGCAAAGTTGCTCAGCAAACGAACGCTCGATATTCGCTGCCGAACACAGTGCAACAATTTCCTTCCGCCGCTTCGAGTCCTCTTTCAGGGCTCGCTGAACGGTCTGCTTGATTTCTTCTTCACCGGCCATTGGCTCAGCCATTTTCTTTTCGTCGCCGTAATGACCGGGACGAGCGACCGTTTCTTCGACTTTCATTTCTTCTTTGCCAGCCTCAGCCGACATAATTTCTTCCGGCTCTTCTGCTGCTTCAGCCGCTTCGCTCATCATGCCGACAACCCAAGTCAGGGCTTGCTCTGGGTCTTCAATTTGCTCAGGCATACCCTTAGCGACAAGCATCGCTTTCATTTCTTCAGTCAAAGCGCGTTTCATCAAATCGTCTCCGTTTATAAAGTAACTTCGTCGCAGGTCGCGAACTGTTGAGGTTTCATCTGCGCCCGCCGCGACCAGCGAGGCATCGGTCGGCATCCATCGCGTAACGATGTCAGCCGGACCTTCGATTATTTCTCCACGCAGGCTGTAGGTCTCGCCTCGCCTGACGCTTGTAATTTGCTTCGGCGTTGCCGTGATGCTGAAGTCAGTTAGATGACCATCGAGCAGTTTTTCGTATGCGCTCTGCGAGTCCGAGTCGCGGGCAAACGTTGCATCGCCGACGAGCTGAGTGCCTTCTTTGCGGATGTTTCTGACTGAGCCGAGAACGTTGCGAACCGTGCTGCGGTCATGTGAGTCGACAATCGGCAACTGCATCCTGTCAGTGCGAAACTCAACGCCATCCATTAACAGAATTTCGCGGATTACAGAGTCTCGCTCTGAGTCGTATCGCTCGATAGGATTTTCACTGGCGACGACGACCTCGACGGATTTTGTTTCTGCGTTTGCCGTTTCAGCGCGAACGCTAACCATCCGCAAAATCATTTTCTGCGGCGGCAGTTCGTCAGACTTCCAGCTTTTAATTTGCTTCGGCTTCACTGGCAGCGACCTTTCCTTTTTGTCTGCGGCTTCAATCTGACGAACAAGTTTTCCGGCCCATGCCTCGCCTGCATCGCCGCCCCAGAGAGCCCACGCGATGCGGCCTGCACTAGGAAAGCCATCTTCGCCGGGACTCCAGCCTTTACCTTTTTTGTCAACCGCATGGCGAGCGAAGTAACTATTCATTCGCTTTGCCGTGTCCGCTGATATGTTTTTGCCGTTACTCAGGTCGCGAGCCCTTGCGACTCCGACCATCGTGCCGCCTCGGTTATGTTCGTCGCGCCACTCAAGCCCTTTTTTTGCTTCGGCTCTGACTCCTGCTGGCGGCTTAAAATCAATGTGGTCATATTTCTCAGGCATCGGTCTCCGCCTCCTGCGGCACAGACTCGACCTGACCATCAGCCGCATCAGCGAGCAGCGCCGAGACGTTATCAGCGCTCAAGCCCAGACCACTCAGCAGAACCGTAGCCTGTGCCTGCGTGATTGCGTTTGCCATCACATCTTTGAGCACGTCCATTATTGCTTTGCGATTGCGCTGCCACTGAAGTCGTGAGAGCCCCATCATTTCGCCGCTACCGGTCGCCGCCTGCTGAACTGGCTGCTGCGGCTGCGATGCGGCTCCCATCTTTGCTTGAGCTTCAGCCTCGACCGCTGCCGTAGGACTGACGAGCCCAAGCTGCTTGAGCAGGTTTTCTTCTTTTGCTCGCTGATAAAAAACATGGCGCCAGTTTTTACCGCGACTGCCAAGCTCATCGAGATACGTTGTCTGAAATGCCTTGAGTCCTGCTTCGCTCGATTGCTGCTCGCTCTGAGGGTCAACCCATTCCCAACTCGGCGGCATATGTTCACAAGGAGCAGACTTGCGCGGATTGTCGAGCAAGTCCGCAACGCTAGGAAATCCCGCAAGGTCAACCATCGCAGCCGACAAGCAGAATTTATCCCAAACTCTTTGATTCAGTTTCTCAATCAGATACCGCTGCCATCGTCGGAACCTTCTGCGGTCCTCAAGCTGGCTGGCTCGATTGCTGCTGTAGTTTGTTTTGCTGTAGTCTCTGGCGACCGTCTCATAGCTCAAACCAGTTCCGACCGCGATGCCACGAAGCATCAGGTTAATCCAAGGCTCGCTCGCTGAGTTTGGCCTGCCGGGATTCGCAGACTCAATCGACTCATTGGGATTGAGGTGCATTACCATGCCGGGCTGAAGATACTCATATCGGTTGCCGTCCGTGTCGCTGACTTCACCGACTGCGCTGCTCGGCGGATTGAGTCCGCTGATGCCGCCCTCTGTCTTGATTGCTACGGTAAAGCATGAGGCAACAGCCGATGCCTGTAGCTCGTTATCGACATACGTGCCGAGGTCGCGAATCCAGCTAACGCAAGGAGCGAACATCGAAATGCCGCGAGTCTGCCCGACTCTCTGGCGATTGAATAGATGGATAATTTCATCCGCATCAATTCGCCTTGGCTCGCCGCGATTCAAATAAGGGTCTGTCGGATGGTTTGGATAAATCCAGTAAGCGACCGGCCTGCCAAGCTCGTCTAGCTCGATGCCGCGATTGATTCTGTGATTTTCGCGAGTCGCGACCTTGTACGTGTCTCGCTCTTCGGCCAGCCGGTCAGCCTCAATCAATTCAAGAGCCAGCGGGACAGGGCGAAAGATTCCGCGAAACTTTTTATCAACTGGAACCATGCGAATCAAAACTTCGCCCGCCTCGACGATTTCTCGCATCGCCATTTGCTGAAGCTCAGCAAATGTATATTGCCCGTTTATTTCGCAGACCTCAGCCCAGCGCTGCCATACGTCATCGCGGCGTTCGTTTATCTGCTCAAGGTCTTCGCCATCTGCTGTTTCATAGGCTGATTGTATATCGATGCCTTTACCGATGACCGAGTTGACAAACGTATCAACAACGCCCCAAGCCCAAGCGTTATCCCTGACGAGCATCCGAGCCCAAGCTCGCATCTGATTCGCGCCAAACGGACCGCCAAGCTCAGTGTCGGCTGAATTATTTTTTGGTCGCTTGTTTGCGTTCAGCCTGCTTGGCTCTGCTCCAGCAAACGCTCGCATTACCTTGCGAGCCTGCGCCCTGCGTACGCCAGCCTGCGGGCTGACTGCCGAGATAATTGAGTCGAGGATTCTTCCAAGCATTAGTTGTTTGGCTTCGTAAGTTTTGCGAGTCGAAACATTCCGCCGCCAGCCTCGCGAGCGACCCGCTTGAGCAGCAAATCTTCGCGCGTAAAAAGAGCGTTCAGGTCGAGCTTGCTAACTGACCTGCCGCCGATAGAGTAGGACGAATGACCGCCGTAGAGCAGGGCTTGTATCGCATCCTGTACGAGCGTCAGTTCTTGTTCTGCTGATAGTGCCATGCCGCTATCGTGCGGCGAGAGAAAAAGAATTACAAGGTTTCGCCTTGATGCTCGCTGCCGCTTTCCTGATTTCTTTCCGCCTCAACGGAATTGCGAACCGTTACAGTCCAAGAGTTGCCGCAGAAATGGCATTTGATATATCGGACCTTGCCGAAGTCATGGGTAACGGTTCCGTAGATTCTGCTGTAGTTGGTATGCTCTGGCCTGTGTGACTGGCAGAGCGCGCAGGGCGGCGCGACAAACTGCCGAGGCTTTATCGGTATCGGGTCTTGCTGCGGCCTGCGAATGTCTTCTCGTCGATTTTTTCTGTTCATCTTCGCTGCGGAACCCATCCGCCCTCCCTTTTCTTAAATCGTTGACTGCCTGCAAACTGCGTCGATGGTCTTGGCTTCTCAGCCTGAACCGGCTGGCGTATCGTCGATTGAATCAGGCGATGACCGTAGACTCCAGAAGCGGCCAGAGCGAGAGCCATCGCGTCGAGCCAGTGATTGTTCTTGTTAGTCTGAACCCATTTGCGAATCATTCCCTTGCCTTCAACGAACTGGTCGCGGCGTTCTTCGGCAACTATGTGATGCGAAAACGAAAGATGCTTTTTGGGGTCGCCAGATGAGAACAGGCTGAGCGAGCCATCGTTAAGTTGCTGCTGTTCATTGTAAGTCTTTACGGAAAATCTTTCGTGAACCTGCTGCTTCCAATGTTCTGTGTTCACATGGTAGAGCCAGAGCTGTTCAGCAGGCAGCAGACCGGCCCAGCTATTATCGAACAGCTTGCGAGTCGGCCCAGCCTGACCGGGAAAAAACTTGCTCGCTGAATATCCTTTGCTCGCTGCGAACGGAGTCCCGCCGACCTGCCTGATGAAAGCATAAACGGCATCCGTGTAGTCGCCTGAGTCGATGAGGCAGAACGTTGGCGAGTTACTTGAAAGCATATCAGTACGCCAGTCTATCAAGCTCTTCAGCAGCGAAACCTGAACAGCCTGCGGCGTGACTTCGACGCTCATGCCGGGCGTTTCCATAATGCCGTAATCGAGAACGTGGCCGATAGCATTGCCGTGAACGTAGACCTTTGCCCAGTGCGAAAAGTATTTACCAATGTCGAGCCCGACAAATATCTGACCATCGGACTTCGGCAACTCGTTCTGCTCAAGCCCGCTGATTCGGCTGGCGACCTTTCCGGCAGTCAGGCCGATAGTCTCAGCCGCCTCTTCCATGTCTGGGTCGTTTTGAAGCTCTGCATTAACTCGGCTCATGCCGAGGTCCGCGATGCGATTAAAGAAAGCCTGCAAGGCATCGACCTCGATAGGATTGCCGTGCTTGCTGAACCGCTTGGCAAACCTGTACGGGTTTGAGATAACAGCCCCCTCTCGCATCGCCTCTTCGTTTGTGAGATAGAACTGCGTAGCCATGTAACCGTCTTTGTCACCGTCAGCCTGAGCCCTCTGACGAATAGCAATGTATTCCTGCCAGAGGTCGCTACGCTCAGGCCATTTCTCCAGCATCCCGTAACGGTCGCCCTCGAAAGCAGGCTTGAGCTTTCGCTCAGTCGCTCTGAATGAATAGCAGCGGCGATTCTGTATTGTCGTCAGGATTACTCGACTCATCTGCTTGTCAGGCCCGGCCAGCAAGGCAATATCGCCGTCAATCATTTCTTCAATCTGCCAGTGCTGCGTTTCACTGTTGGCGACCTCATGGGTCTCAGGGTCATCGACTAGCGCGAAGTCTGGTCGAACGCCGTTGAAGTGTACGCCGCGAATCGCCGAGTCAAGCCCGAAGTAAGTCAGATAGCGACCGCCGTAAGGCGAGCCCGGTACATAAGGAAAGCCGATTTCGTCCTGAGTCCAGATGATGCGAGTCTTCTCGCCCGCGACGTGCTGCTTCGCCGCTCGCTGAGGCGCTCCGTCCAGCTCAAGGACCGGAATACAGATTTCAGGGAAGTCGGCAATCAGTAGCTCGTTGCTCGCAAACGTCCGCTGTATCTGCTTGAAAATCTTTTGAGCAGACTTGCGAGTCGCCGCAATGATAACCGGAAAGCGAACTCGGCAGTCAAGCAAGATAGCGATAATCATCCAGAGAGCAATCTGCGTTTTGCCGTCACCGCGAGGAGCCGCTATCGCTTTGTCGCCGCCTGTCTTCGCTCGCTCCCAGATAGCCCGAATCATTGCCCGATGATGAGTCGCAAACGGATTATAGAAAATCTGCTTGCCGTATGTTTTAAGAAATCGCTCAGGGTCAGCAAGGCAGGCCCGGCGACGATTGATATCCGCCGGTGCTGGAATAAACACCTCAGCCGCCTTGCTCCTCATCGTCCGCTTGCGCTCGATATCGCTCGACTGCTGTTTCGTCGCGTCGCTCTGGCCCATCAGCGCCGACATGATTTGCACCTGCTGGCTCTTGTCCAACGAGCCTAAAATCTGCGTCAATGCCGAGCTGCTGAGCGACCTCAAGAAATCGATTTCTGTCTGACTGTAAGGCGGCAGTATGTTCATCTTTTTGATTCTGCGCCTCAGCAGTTAATAGCCCACGGATTGCAGCATTTTTGTCTCGATAGCTTGCAGCATCGTCTTTTAAGACCGTAAGTAGCGCGCCGATAATTGCCCTGCGAGTCCGCTCATCAATCGGCCAGCGCTGCTGCAATGCTTTGATTTGCAAATTAAAATCTTTGTTAAACATAAGCGTTCGGGTCGGAATTGCACCGCCGCTTTCCTATTGGTTAATAGGCGTGTCGCTTTCAACACTTCGAACGCGCTTCGGATATGGTTTCGATAATGGCTGAATCTGCTTTCGCATGTCATCATCTAGCGGCATTAGGTAGCGGTGCTTGCCGGGCATTAGTCGTCGTAGTGTGTTTTCGTTTTTGTGGTAAAAGCCACCTCTCCAATGAACCCACCTTCTATTTACAAATAACTCAACAGTTGCTGGACTGTCTCCGCAGTAAACCCAATTCCCTGCTTGGTATATTCCGCCAATATGCCCTTTGTCTGGGTCAGCAAATGAAACAACTAATCTTAAACGGGGATTTGTTTTCTGCAAAAACTTCACTGCTATTGATGCAATACGAGAAACCTTGTTAGTGTGCTTAGTCAATGCCACTCTTACTAGCTCAACACACTCATCTTGGTTAAGCAAGAATTTTTTGCCTAAATTTGGACTTGCACCACGGCCGAACAACACGACTCCTATAAATTTATTACGCTCCCATGCCCCAACCTTCACTAGCTTGCCAGTCGGCAGACACCCGCTGTAGTGCCAGTTCTCGCAGGCATACTTAGCCGCCGCATACGTTGCCCAGTCAATCTGCAAGTCAGATTTGCTCACGTGCGATTAACTCCGTTTTACAACTCTAGCATACAAGCATTTTTTGCAGGATATGGTTTTCGTAGTGATTCAATTTGTTTCTTCATTGCGTCATCAAGAGGCATAAGATATCGGTGCTTGCCTTGAACTTTTTTCTTCGGGAGGCTTGCTTGCGATATCCCAGAATCATCTACGGTTTTTTTGTGTGACCATTTGCCTTTATAAAAAACCTTGACAGCTTCTGATGACAGTCCTGTATAAAGCCAATTCCCTGCTTGATAAATTCCTCCGTGATGGCCTGCTTCTGGGTCAGCATAGGACACGATTATTCTTAGCCCTTTGCTTTGCTTTTTTAGAAAATGTATAGCTTTTGAAACAATCTGACTCACTGGTGCTTTATGGGTTGCTAGGGCAATCCGAACTAACTCACATCCTTCATTCTGATTCAGTCGAAATGGTTTCAGCATGTTATTGTTTGCTCCGCGACCAAACAAAACTACGCCGATAAATTTTTTGAATTCCCAAACTCCAATTTTTACTAATTTGCCGCAAGGTAATGCTTTTGAGTAATGCCAGTTCAAGCAAGCATATTTCGCAGATTCGTGCGTTGCCCAATTGAGTTGCAAATCAAACTTGTCCACGACAATCGAACTCCATTTTGCAATTAGGACACGTAACTAATTTTGGGTCAAGTTTATCGAGTTGGCCCTGCTCATCAATAGTGCCGGGCTCAAAGTCTTGTTCAGTAAATTCGCCCGGCAGAATCAGTGAGTCAATAATCGATTGCATCCCTTCACTCGTAATATCTAGCGAATTGATTAAATCGTTTAGCTTGGCTGTATTCATGTCTGCCATCGCAGCCAGCGGGTCGAGAGTCGCAAGAATCTTGTCAGCCTCTTCCTCGTTCACATCGAGAACCAGAACCGGCACAAGCTCGCCGCCGAGCGTTTCTGTCCTGAGATGACCATCGAGCAGCATCAGTGAGCCGTCTGGCATTTCGCGAGCGATACAGGCATCGGCAATCCCTACTTCGGCCAGAACTCCTCGCAAAGCGTCAGCCTGCTCCTGAGGATGCGTTCGCCAGTTCTTTGGGTTTGGCCTAAGCTGGCTTGCCGGGACTCGGCGAAGTTCTTTTAT